CACCACGCCACATTCGAAATGTACCAGCTACAAAAGCCAGAGGTGTGGGATTTTGAGTCCAAAGACCCATAGAAACAGGTGCAGGAGCAGTAACTCCAGGCATCACGTTCCAACGTGCAAGCGTAGTGCCTGCACCATCCACCCCACTCCAGGGTATTCGCGACAACACACTCATACGACTAGTATACTCATGGATATTCATCTCATCTCCAGTGTTTCCAAACAGAGTCCTGGGAATAATCGACTTCTGAGTCTGCACGACTGCCAGCCTAACAGCTGGGACCGGGCAGATCATCTGTGACTGCGCCCAATTAGGACTCTGCATGAAAACCTCAAAGTGCGGGTTAGGGGCGGGGGCACAAGCTCCAAAAAGAGCTGCGCAACCTACCGCTTCACCTGCTTTTGCGATGAAATCTCCAACAGGACCGAGAATAGACTCCTCAACAGTTTCAACACAACCTGCAGTAGTTTCGACACTAGCCGCAGTCGTATTTAGCCACTGAGGTGTATTCTCAACCTTCCACTTCCACTGCATCATTTCAAGTTCGCCTTTATAATCTTTGGAAACATGATGAAATTTATCAGTCTTATCGTTCATCTTTTCCTTTCCTTTTCCTTTTCCTCCGGCAACAACATAATCATCTTTGCCTTGAGGAGCAAGAGCGAAGGTGGTAAAACCAACTCCGCGCAATTCAACGTCCTCCAACCAGACATACACAGTGAAAACAACACTCTCAGAAACGGGAGTGAGGCTCCACAAACTAATGGTTCCAAAATCGAAACCAGGAGTAAATGTAGTCAAAGAAGGCGGATTCACAAACGATTCAACCATCATCCAATTTCCAGGAAGAACGGTATCATATTTGACAACAGCGTGTTTAGCAGATGCAAGATCCAACTCAGTGCAAGGACATGCACTAGCTTGGTAAATGCTAGTTGGCGGGTTTGGGCCTGGATTAAAAGCTAAAAGCAATTTTCCACTCACAAACGGACCAGTAGCAACTATAACCTTAACGGCATACTTACATCTCATAAACACAGTGTTAGCCAATTTCGCTTGAGCGTTGAAATTATGGAAAAAGTAAGAAGAAGCTGCAGTCATTTGGAGCAACATGACGTCAGAAGTGACGCCAGTATTCCCCGAAGTAACTGCATATGGACGACTGAAAATATCAGAATCTGCAAAATTAAATGTATCCATATGGTCACGCAAGTAATCACCTTGCAACATATCGTTAACAATAACGTTTTGACCAACGGCAGACAAAAATTCTGCATCTCCATGAGATTCTCCAGAGGATGGTTCCCCATCCCCAGGACCTTGTGCCTTGTACTTTCTTCTATTATAAAGAGGTACAGTCACTTTCATCTTTTCCGGAGACTCTGCAAACGCACTCAAAACTCGACTTTGAAGGTCGGGTATGCTTAATGAAAGATACTCTTCAATCGACTGAAAACCAAAAAATCGAAGCTGCGGCATAACACGCTCACACCAGTCTTTTTGACCAGTCCGGTAGTAGCGTGCGACCTCATCTCGATGAGATATAACAGCCTGCGGCATAACTTCAAGAATCTTTCTCTCCTCTACAAATTGTAACATTTTAGAAAGGCGTTCTATATCCAGAACTCCTTCCGTTTGAGTAAAGAAACGACCCAAGAAATTATACTCAGACCTTACATGCAAGTAGTCATACGGCTTTGCCCAACCTAACTCTGAAGTTTTATCTGCACTAGTCAGAATAAACCCACAATCGGTTGCACAACGCTTAAGGGTCTTAAGATCTAAGACACTTCCACCATCTGCACATACTATAGAATCATCACCAAGAAAGACCATCCGCACCTTTGAATCAAGATCTTCAAGAGAACCACCAAACATCTCCCAAAACGCATAAGTAAAGATAATTTGATCAGCAACTATATTAAAGACGGTAGTTAAACAACTACCACTAGGATGACCTCCTTTAGGCTCAATGATTTCAGAACCAACCATAAGCCTATTAAAAGCCAAACGCCTAATCAGCACCTGCCTCACATAATCGTCATCACTCACGACCTCTTCTCCGACTGGATACCCAGCGGCGATCGAACGCACAACACGACCAACTAAATCGATAAATAAAGGATTAAAACATTGATCCATACTACTATAATCAGCAGTAAGAATCCATGGATCCTTAAACCCATCGGTCAAATAATCATGCAACGATCGAAAGTCTCTAGGCTCCAGCCCGAGAGCAGAATTAACTGCTATGTTTTTCTTTAAGTACGTAGCAAGAACCCCCATAAAAAATCTCCTCTGAAGAAGAAACTCATGTACAGGGGCACCTGCAAACAACCGAGTCTTTCCAACGAGAACCTTGGCTGCCGCTCTAGCTTCCTCTTTCGTGGAAACTGTAGCAGCAGCTTCATAATCTCGACCAGAAAGGATACGATCTACTAACTCATTTAACATAGCAATACACTCTGCACTCGGCAACGGGCGATCCGTCAAACCAAGATCCGATAATTCTTTTGCAGTCAAACAGACTACATCCTTACTCGGACCAAGTTGGTTCAACGGAACGCCCGCTGCAGTTTGTCTAGTAATTGAAGGTAAAACTCCAGCACCAGAAAAAGTTCCAACCCAATCAGGAGTACTGATCACAGATTCTCTACACAATTTCTCACATAAAAAATTAACGACCAATTCAACTTTCTTAGGAATCTTCACTTCTCTAGTACTAAAGTCACGTAAATTCTTCAGTCCAGACAACATCACATCACACTCAACACCCTTATCTTCATAAGGGAGCAAGTGCGCCACATCATAATCCATTACATCCTCACACGGAGGTACATCAGTTTTCCCAAGGCGACCCTCGGTAAAAACTTTCCGGACCTTGCATCCTCCGGATCTGCCAGCTTAACAACTCCGACCGTCGTCGGTTTTTGCAATCTC